CGTACTTTTCCGTACTGGTACGTTTTGGGGCAAAACGCCCGAAAACGTACCGTACCGTACCCCCCTCCTATAGGAGGGGTACGGTGGTACGGTCGGTGCGGCGGATAGTCCGACCGGCAAAAAACCCCCGAGTTGGACTAGGGGGCTTTGAGTTGTTGAAGATTTCAACCGATGATGTCCTCATCCACATTGTCTAGGGAGCTTCGACCCCAGACCACGCTCTTGGCGACGTGATACCGCTTTCGGGTCATCTCGCGTTTGAGGCATCCGCAAGATTTGATGTGGCCCTTTCGTAGAAAGCGACCGACAACTTCCTTTTCAGCCCCGCAAGAACACTTACATAACCATAACAATCGTTTATCTTTGTTCAGCTTGTTGGCGGAACGGACGACCGTCAGGCGCCCATAGATGTTTCCGGTCTCGTCGATCATGGCGCAACCTCCAGTTTCTTCGCCAGCCAGTCTATGTCGATCCTGCCTTCGTCCAGCGCCGCCAGAAGGATTAGGATCGCCACAGGCGGGGGCCAGCGCCCCGCCCGCCAGTATTCCACCATCCGGCTCTTAGAGCCTGTCAGGAGGCACAGGTCGGCTACGGTGAGGCCGTGGCGTTGCATGGCTGCCTTCAGGGGGGTCATGGCTGGCCCTCAATGGCCTCTACGGCCTCTGTGAGCGTCCGGTGGTGGGTGAGGGCCCCGGCAGGCGTCAGCGCCCGCCAGCAGCCCCGTGTGGCCCTCTGGACCCAGCCTAAAAGGCTGGACCCATTGGTGAGGATGTAAAGCCCTTCGGTGGTGCGCGTGATGGTCATAGCCCCTTGTCCTCCAAACGCTCCAGAAGCTGCTCTATGGCCTCCAAGGCGGTAGCCCCATAGCCGATGGGGTCGTTCGGCTCGCCCCCGTAGGTGTTGTCGTCGTAGGCGCACCAGTCGAAGCAGGGGCTGGGGACAGGCGCGGGGTCGTAATAGACGATGATTTTGTAGGTCGGGTTCATGCTCACCTCCCGTAAAAATCGCGGGCGAGATCGCCAGTCTCGCCGTTCAGATGCTCACAGTCGAGGTCGAAAGACTCAAGCCAATTGCGCATATCGAGCCATGCGTAATCGTTGTTTGAGTCAAGTATCCGCCAGACTTCAATGGCCACGAAGCGGGTTACGTCGCGGCTGGCGCCGACCTCAAGGTCAATCTCAACCACCTTCTCAATGGTATGGGCGTCAACCTGACCTGTGGCGATGTCGTCAATCGCCTCCTTGGTGGTGGGGTACATGGTGTCTTCAAGGAAAGCCTTCCCCTGATAGCGGGTCACGATGAAGGTGAATTTGGTGGTGTTGGTCATGGTGGGCTCCTGATTGATTTAACGGGTTGATGTGTACAACGGGCTGTCAAGCGAACGCCTTGGCCGTCGCTGAGACCGTCAGCTTGATCGTGGGCTTGATGGCCGTAGCGTGGCAGCGGCGGAAGTCCTCGGGGCTCAGGAGGGTTTCGGCCAAATCCTTCGAAAAGGTCGTGGGGTAGCTCTCCGAGACCTTCACGATGGCGCGCTCGCCGTGGATGACGTTCTCTTTGGTCTCAAGGATCAGCTTGCGGATGGCGTCCTGCTGGGCCTTCAATTCCTTGATCTGGGCGTCGAGGGAAGCGTAGGTGTCGGCGAGGGTGGCGATGTTGGACATTGTTGTGTTCCTGTTAGTTGATGGGTGAAGACGGGTTAATCAGAAAGCGCGGTTCTTCCAGAATTTCTTGTCGGCGGCGATCTCGGCAGCTTCAGCAGCTTCGCGCTCGGCATAGCACTCGGCGGCGTACAGATTCTCGCGGGCGGCTTCGTAGGCAGCGCGCTGGTCATAGTTGAAGCTGTCGGTGAAGTTCAGGCTGGCGGCTTCGAAGGCGGCGCGGGCGGCGGTCAGGTCGGTCATTTGTTTGCTCCGTTAGTCACTGCGTTGTTGATGACCCATATATAGCCGCAACCATTGCGGGGCGCAAGCGGTAATTCGCATATTCGCGGCGATTTTGAAAATAATTTTCAGGGGCTGATTTTCCGGGCCTTCTTGCCTCATTGCCCGCCCTCGCTTATCTTTACGCATGGAATTGATGGACAAAATCGCGTTGGCCCTTTGCGAATACGGCTTGCCCGGCAAGAGTCTGTGCGAGTTTTGTTTAGGTTAAGCTGATGAAGTTATGAAGGTGATTTATGGCCACTCCGAAGAAGAAACCAGAGGATCTGTTGAAGCGCGGCAGGCCGTCGCTTTACAAGCCTGAGTATTGTGAAGCTGTGCTTGAGTTAGGTCGTAAGGGTAAGTCATTGGTTCAAATGGCTGCTCATTTTGATGTTGATCGCGAGACAGTTAAATATTGGGCTCAACATTACCCTGAATTTTCCGCTGCTCTTACGCGAGCAATGACGTTTTCTCAGTGCTGGTGGGAAGATCAGGGGCAGGGCGGTCTTGCAAGTCGCGACTTCAACGCCGCGCTCTGGCACAAGAACGTGGCAAGTAGGTTCCGCGAGGACTACGCTGATCGCAAGGAAGTCACAGGCGCAGGCGGCGGCCCTATTCAGCAAGCTGTGACGCTGCGGACGCTCGATGTGTCTGAGCTGGACGACGATCAGCTAGACGCGCTTGAGACTGCGCTGGTGGCCACGCTTGGGAAAGATTGATCTCCTGCTAGGCGACTGCCTAGAGCGGATGCGCGAGCTGCCTGACGGCTGCGTGGACGCTATTGTGACCGATCCGCCTTATGGCCTCAGCTTCATGGGTAAGAAGTGGGACTACGATGTCCCAAGTACGGAGATATGGGCCGAGTGCTTGCGCGTCCTGAAGCCGGGCGGGCATCTGCTGGCGTTCGCTGGCACACGGACGCAGCATCGGATGGCGGTACGCATCGAGGATGCCGGGTTTGAAATCCGCGACATGATTGCGTGGGTCTATGGATCTGGGTTTCCGAAGTCGCATAATCTTGACGGAGATCGCCAAGGTTGGGGCACCGCCCTCAAGCCCGCCCTTGAGCCGATCACGGTCGCCCGTAAGCCGCTGATCGGAACGGTGGCGGCGAATGTGCTGGCGCATGGGACAGGGGCGCTAAACATTGATGGGTGTAGGGTCGGCCGTGCCGATGACGATGTAAGTGGATGGAGTCAAACTGGAAGCAAAGCATCTGAAAATAGAGCGATGAGCGGTAATAATTATAATCGAGATCCAAAACCAGATGCATCAGGCCGCTGGCCCGCCAACCTGATCCATGACGGCTCGCAGATGGTGTTGGATTTGTTTCCGCAGACGGGGCCAAGCACTGGCCGAGACAGCCGTGGCCGCAATCATCAAGCATTCACCGATGATGCTCGACAGAGCTTTCGCGACGATGTTCATCCCGGCTACGGCGACACAGGCTCCGCCGCCCGCTTCTTCTACTGCGCCAAGACGAGCAAGAAGGATCGGGATGAGGGCCTGACGAACGATCCGCAAGCATTTGTCCAGTTCCAGACCGCCAATGGCACAAGCGGCAAGCCGTCCAGCCTTAGCGAAGGCCGCGACACGCAATATAGGAACACCCACCCAACGGTCAAACCAATCGACCTCATGCGCTACCTCTGCCGCCTCGTCACGCCGCCCGGTGGCACCGTCCTCGACCCATTCATGGGTTCGGGCTCGACAGGTAAAGCGGCCAAGCGCGAGGGCTTTGGCTTTATCGGCATCGAGCGGGACGAAGCCTACTTCGACATAGCCAAGCGGCGCATCGACAATGGGTAAGATCGACCTCCCGCGCGACATAGACGGACGCTCTACGCTCGACGCCATTGAGAAGCGCCGCTGCGAACTGTCGCTAGCCAACTTCATCAAGAAGGCTTGGCATGTCGTCGAGCCCGGCCAGCCCTATGTGGATAACTGGCATATCAGTCTCATAGCTGAACACCTTGAGGCGATCACGGACGGCCACGTTCTTGAAGACGGTTCTCCTTACAATCGCCTTCTCATCAACGTGCCACCCGGCACAATGAAGAGCATGATCGTCAACATTTTCTGGCCTTCATGGGAATGGGGGCCGCGCAATCAGCCGCACTTGCGTTACATCTGCGCCGCGCATCAGCAGGGCCTCGCGATCCGCGACTCAACCAAGATGCGCCGCCTTGTAACTAGCGAATGGTATCAAAAGCACTGGGGCGACCGGGTGAAGCTGACCGGCGATCAAAACGCCAAGACCAAGTTCGAGAACACCGCGACCGGGTTCCGCGAGGCGCTAGCGGCAGGCTCGATCACTGGCTCGCGCGGCGACCGAGTGCTGATCGACGATCCGCACAGTGTCGAGTCGGCCAACAGCGAGGCCATGCGTCACACGACGCTTGAATGGTTCACAGAAGCCGTTCCGACGCGCCTCAACAATCCAAAGACCTCGGCCATCGTCGTCATCATGCAGCGCCTGCATGAGGAGGACGTTTCCGGCGTCATCCTTGAGCGCAAGGGCTTCCAAGGCGTTTACGACCACATCTGCTTGCCCATGCGCTATGAGGCATGGCGTGAGGGCGTCACGACCAAGCTTGGCTATGCTGATCCTCGCGAGGAAGAAGGCGAGCTGCTGTTCCCGCAGCGTTTCCCGCCCGAGGTTGTGGACCGCGACGAGGCGGCAATGGGGCCTTACGCCGTCGCCAGCCAGCACCAGCAGGTTCCCTCGCCTCGCGGCGGTAACGTCATCAAGGACCAGTGGTGGCAACTCTGGGATCACACCCACTTTCCGCCCTGCGACTTCATCGTGGCGTCGATTGACACGGCCTACAGCAGCAAGGCCGAAGAGCGCGGCGACTTCAGCGCCTGCACGATCTGGGGCGTCTTCTCTGGCGACCCAGAGGCCACAGCTACGCGCAGCGTTGACCGCTATGGCAAAAGCTTCGACGGCTATGTGAACACCTATTACACCTCGGACCTGAACGCGGTGCCGCGCGTCATCCTCATGCGGGCATGGGCCGAACGCCTTGAACTACACGAGCTTGTCCAGAAGATCGCCAAAGACTGCACGATGCTCAAGGTGGACAAGCTGCTGATCGAGAACAAGGCGGCAGGCCATTCGGTCGCGCAGGAAATTCGCAGACTGTTCAGCCACGAGCCATGGGCCGTCCAGATGTACGATCCCAAGTCCATCGACAAGCTGGGCCGCCTTTACAGCGTTCAGCATCTGTTCGCCGAGGGCATGATCTACGCGCCGGGCACCACATGGGCCGAGCAAGTCATCAGGCAGGTCTCGTCCTTCCCGCGCGGCAAGCACGACGACCTAGTTGACACGGTGTCGATGGCTCTGCGACACCTGCGCGATCTTGGCCTCCTCACCCGCAGCCCCGAAAGGCTGGC